AATGAGTCAGGTGAGTTTAAGCGCGGATCTTTGACTGAGAGCAAAGAGAAATATGGACTTGGAACGTATGGCATGGTGATTCCGATAAGCAGGCAAGCGATAATAAACGATGACTTGGGCGTGTTCACAAGAGTACCTGCGTTCTTTGGCAAGTCTGCTGCAGATTTAGAAAGCGATACCGTCTGGAACATCATTACTGCAAATGCGGCTATGGGAGATGGCATTGAGCTGTTTCATACAAAGCATGGCAACGTGTCAGCAACTGGAGGCGCAATCAGTATCCAAAGCTTGGGTGCCGCACGTGAGGCTTTGCGTAAGCAGAAAGGCTTGAGCGGCAGGTTTATAAACGTTACAGCCAAATACTTGATAGTGCCATGTGCACTTGAGACTCAGGCTCAGCAGTTTATGGCAACTGGAATCATATACATAAAGAGTCCGGACGTGAATCCATTTGCTGGCACACTGCAGGTAATTGCTGAGCCAAGGCTGGATGCTCAATCTACTAGCGCGTGGTATTTATCAGGTGATCCGTCACAGATAGACACTATTGAGTACGCGTATTTAGAGGGCAATGAAGGTGCATACTTAGACTCGCGAGTAGGCTTTAACGTAGATGGCATTGAGTTTAAGGCCAGACTAGACTTTGCAGCAAAGGCAATAGACTGGAGGGGATTTTATCGAAACTCAGGCTCGAGTTCTTAATTACACAACAATCACTAATCTCAACTTAACAACAGAAAACAATGAAGAATTTTATACAACACGGAGACACGATAACACTCGTAGCACCTTACAACGTCACGTCCGGCGGTGGCGTACTTGTAGGCTCTATCTTTGGCATAGCTTGCAACGATGCGCCGGCTAGCACTGAGATGGAAGCCAAACTCACTGGCGTATTCAGTATGCAGAAAGTTGCGACTGAGAGCTGGTCTGTTGGTAGTCTTGTTTATTGGAACGACACAGAGAAGCTTGCAACTTCTGTAGCTGTTGCTAATCAGCTGATCGGGGTAGCAATTGTAGCAGCAGCAAGTCCAAGCAGCATTGGTATCGTGAGGCTTAATGGAGTTTTCGTAGGGGCAGCAATCTCAGGCAATGGCAATGTAGGAAAGATCGTGCCTAGCGAGCAAACACGGATCTACAATACTACTGTCACTGAAGAGGCAAATGAAGAATGAGCGTATTTGATATAGCCATGAATACACTTTTCGCTGATCCTAATCTTAGAGAAGTAGCTATTTATCTGCCAATGCAAGGTGATGCTAATAAGGTATTTATCATTAGCTATCGCCCCTCTACGTTTACAGATATATCTGGCACCTTTATTGCATCACCAACTCTAACGCTAGATGTAAGAGTCACAGATTGCCCAGCAGTATTACCAGGAGATAAGTTTTTGGTAGCTGGCAAAACGTATACGGTACAAGCTGCGCCAAGATCAGATAGCGGGAATCTTACTTGGCGCGTGGATCTGGTATGAGGTTGACAGCAGCCATAACGGGTAGCCTAAATGCTTATATGGCTTCACAAAAAGCTGCAGCAGAAAGAGCTGTAACAGAAGGCGTGCGGGAGATTACAACAAGAATCAAAGAGGAGCTCAGATCCCAAGTTGTGGGTGCTGGGCTTGGGAACAAACTCGCTAAGACGTGGCAGGCCAAGGTGTATCCAGCTAGAGGTCAGAAGTCTATATCAGCAGCTGGTGTGGTGACGTCCAAAGCATCCAAGATTATCAGGGCCTTTAATGACGGAGCAGTAATCAAGAGTTCTCATGGATTATATCTTGCGATTCCAACTGAGAACGCACCTAAGCGTGGCATGGGCAACAAGAGAATTAGTCCGTCAACCTTTCCTGAGAGCCGGTTTGGACGCTTGAGATTTGTTCGCGTAGACAGCCGGCTATCGCTGCTAGTTGTGGACAGCAAGATGAAAGGCCGGCCAGCCAAGGTGATGTTTATACTTGTGCCACAGGTGCAGATGAAAAAGAAATTAGACTATCTGGCGGTGGTGGACAGACTAGCACCGCAATTGCCGCAAGCCATACTAAACAACTGGACATCAGATGGAGAAACAAACTAGTAAGCGCGAAACTATAGTACAAGCGTTAATTCAAGTCATCTCTGTACTTGAAGATGCTGACACCAAGGTATACCGTAGCCTGGACAAACCTCTTACGATAGCCTCGGGCGGTATGATTATCTTGCGCGATAACGAAGCTGCAAAAGAAACTGATGTGCTATTGAATCCATTGAGCTATACATACGAGCTTACGATTCAGTTAGAGGTGATGGTGCAGCACCAAGACGCTGACGCCCGCAGCCGTATGCTAGACTTGCTGCTTTCTATGCTTGAGGGTGTCATTACCGGCAACCCTACTCTGGATGGCTTGGCAGAATGGTGCGAGCTAAAACCAGCTGAATTTCACGATGAACCAATTGAAGGTGCTGCGACTGTCAGATCTGCGGTTGTGCCAGTGGTTGTGCGCTATGTTTTATAGCTACGCTCATAAAGTCATTGATCATGTGTATTATATAATATATGATAGCCTATATAACCTAATTGATTGATTACTATGCATACTATTAGTATAACATTGGATAATGGCTTATACGCTCGTTTAAAGAACATAATTCCAAATGGAAAAGTAAGTAAGTTTGTTTCTCACGCAATAGAAGAAAGTCTTGAGAAAAAGACCGCGGCGTTGCATAAAGCATATTCAGAGGCATACAAAGATAAAAGTAGAAATAAAGAAATAGAAATTTGGAATGTCACAGATTCTGAAAATTGGGAATAAACATGGTAAAGAGAGGTGACATTTATTGGGTTAATTTAGATCCAACCATAGGCTCAGAAACAAAGAAAACAAGGCCAGCAATAGTTATTTCTAATGATATACAAAACAAGTTAGATATGAGGTATATTGTTGGTCCCATAACGTCCCAAGTGAAGAAGATATATCCGTTCGAAAGTGCAATTTTTGTAGATAAGCAGAAAGCGAAAGTGTTGTTAGATCAAATCAGAAGCATTGACAGGAAAAGGCTTGGAAAATTTATAAGATCAGCTACAAGAGAGGAAATGTTAGATATAGAAAGAGCATTAAAATTAGTGCTAGCACTTTCATAATATTCTAAGCTTTGATAGCTTGCACCTCGTATTACAATCAATAGAAAAATGTCATGTCTCGATCATACGGATCAAGTGCAACACTGTGCGCATTAAAAGAACTCAGCTACGGTACCAAGCCAACCGGCAATTGGGAAAAGTTTACCTTTATCTCAGCTGACCTAAGCGCGGAACAAGCTCTAGTTTCATCAGAACTGCTAGGGCAAGGCCGTGAACCAGGGGCACCATTGAGAGACGTCATCAAGGACGAAGGCAATATCGTTGTTCCAGTCGATACAAGAGACTTTGGACGCTGGCTACAATTTCTGTTAGGTGAACCTGAATCTACAGGTATAGCAGCTAGCGGCAGTATTACATTTAGTAAAAACCCAGAAGAAGGGCAAACCATAACGATCAACGGTGTAACATGGACGTTTCATACCGCAAGTCTAGCATCTAACTTGCCAGGTGCATCTTATTTTAACTCTTCGAAGGAGCACTCTATTCAGACAGGTGGAGAGCTAAGTGCAACGCTGAATGCATTTGCTAGAGCTTTGAACGCAGAGACAGATCCAAAGATCAAACGCGCTACGTATTCTGTAGAAGATGGCAACAAACTGAAAATAGTGCACGCTAAAGCAGGTACAATTGGCAACAGCTTTACTCTGGAGTCTAAAAATGCAAATGCAGTTGCAAGTGGTGCGACTCTCTCCGGTGGTGTGGACATACATACGTTCGTCAGTGGCAAGTCTGTGTTGCCATCGTTTGCTCTAGAGATTGGCCATACAAACGTGTCAGCATATTTTGTACATACAGGCTGCATGCTAAACAGCATGGCACTAAGTTTCCAAAGATCAGGCTCAGCCAATGCAACACTCAACATAATCGCGCAAGGTGAGACCAGATATAAAACAACTCAAGGCGGTGCAGTCACATCAAGGGCTTACAAGCCGTTCAGCCAGTTTAACGGGAGAGTTCTGCGCAATGGTGAGCCGCTTGCAAATATCACAAGTGCAGAATTCACCTATGCAAATGGCATGGAGGCTATTGCAACGATCAGAAGCGACGGGCTTATTGATGGGGTTGATCCAAGTACTGTGTCCGTGACGGGAAGTATTGAGGCGCGATTTGCAGATACTCTGTTGCTCGATGATGCGATAAAAAACAATGCAGTTGAGCTGGAGCTTGGTTACCGGCTATTTGGGGCAGATGGGGATGCATTCTCGCTTACCTGGACGTTTCATGAAGTTTATTTGCCAAGGCCGCGAATACCAATCAGTGGGCCAGGTGGCGTGCAGACTACATTCAACTGGCAGGGAGCGATGAGTGAGAAGATGGGGAAGTCTGTGACGGTGGTGCTGAAAAATGATGTCAGTGGGTATGCTTGATAGCGCATTTTGTTGTCAGTTAGTAGGATTCTATGATCTTCATGACCAGCCCAGCAGTGGCAACAATAACATAGTGCCAAATAGGAGTGAGTAAAAATACTCCTTCAGGCTGTGGACCATTTGATATTATAAAGACATACGCTCCATAATTGTACAGTGAAAAAATAAGGATAATTTGCAAAAGCAATGAAATAAGCTTAGCCCAACGTGCAACAAATTTAGACACATATTGAAATAAAATGAGTTGAGGAGCGATAATCCAGAGCCACATCGCAAACACGCCAATCCATCTGGCAGTAGAAAAAAACTTGCTAACGTATATCCCCAATAGTGTAGCACTACATATCGCGTACACGATCGCGATTATCAAAGAAGTTTTTTTAAAATCTAATTTACTCGCATTCACCATATTCTTTGCTGAAGAACTAGGACGAGGAATATATCCTATCTAAGCAAAGGTCAAGCAGAATTTATCAACCAATCAATGAGGTAACTATGTTAACACTAAACTTAAAGCGAGATCCATACTGGATTGACTTACCATCTTCTGTGCGTCTTTTTGTTTGGCCACTATCAACTGCAATAATGAGCGCAGCGCAGAGCTCCATCCTTAAAGATATTGGAGCACTAAAAGAAAAAAAAGATGCAGTTCTTGATGCCAAAAACGATGACGAACATAGAGGGCTATATCACAGCTTATTGATTAAGGCAATAGCCCGTCATGCTATTATCAAATGGGAGAACGTGCTATCACAAGACAGCGATGAGATAGCACCTGTAGTTGATAAGAACGTCAATGATCTTATGGACATTTGGTTTATGGCACAAGATTTCTGGCGGCAATACACAGATGCACTTTCAATGTTGGAAAGCGAGGGAAAGTCATCAGGGCTCGAACAGAGTGGCACTTCAGTGGCGGGCCCAACTACTGCAAAGGTTGCCAAGAACAAGGGCTCCCCTGCAGCAAAGGCGAAGAAGATCCGCTAACACATGCCCGTTGTCCATATGTGGAGCACACACCTAATACTCAAGAGGGCTTTGAACTGTGGGATGTAATAACAAAATACGACCAGCTCAGATTTTCTCCGGATGGTACAGTAATAGGTTTTGATATTCTACAGATAGTCACGCTCAGCAATACTCTTGGATACAATAGCCCGACCCTGTTAATGCTGATTCCATACGCTCAACAAGGATTGTGCGCAGCCGTGGACAAGATTAAAAAAGAAAATAAATGACAGCACAAAAAAACATCTCAATAAGACTTGCAGTTGTTGATGCCGATAAGGTACGCAAAGAGCTCAATCTTACAGGTGAGACTGGCCAGAGAGCTATGCGTAGAATTAAAGAAGCGACTCAGCCTGCGTCAAAATCTTTAGCGTCAATGAACATAGTCGCAGAGCAAACAAACTTTATGTTGGTGAATCTCGCAAATGGCTGTGGGACTCTGGGAATAAGTCTGTCTCGTCTTGGGCCAAAGGGTCTTGTTGCGGCGGCTGGCTTAGGTGCTTTGTTTACGTCTGTAAGCCACGGACTGAAAGAATTTGAAGAAGCAGAACGCGCTTTGAATCAACTAAATGCGGCATTGAGAGCAACAGACTATGTGTCACTCGATGTTCTAACTTTTAAGTAGTCATGTTGTGTGCAGTGTAGTAGTTTAAGCCTTCCATGTCGTCTGGTCGCATATGTTTGATGGAGGTTTTGAGATTGAAAAGCTCATGAATCCTATCAACAT